TTTCACCCTGCACCTCGGCACGCTTGCGAAACAGTGACGGCCCAAGTACACGAGAACGCCCCGGTGACAACTGCCCTAACTGATCGCCTAAACGGTTTGGGGTTGCGCGTCCTGCGGTTTCCCACACTGCTGTCGCCACATCACGCTGCTCAAGCAAAATCACTGAGGTCACACGGCGGTCGCCTTGCAGTTTGACCTTTACACCACGCACCGCTTTAGCCACGTCATACGGGAAAATCTTGCGGTTGCCCGCTGTCCAGTTGCGAGCCATACCCGACAATGGCATACCAATGCGCTGGTAAGTGTTTGTGGCTTCAACTATGGCGGGCTGTGCGATACGGGTCGCCTCTTTGCCAAACTCCTTACGCAAACCCGGCTCAATCTTGTTAAGCGAGCGAATAGCATCCTTAGCGCCAATAATCTCTACTTTTGCGCTAACGGGCATTTTTTTGCTGTTCCTTGACTATGGCATCAACCGTGTGCAGGTCTTTAATGTCGAAGTCTATCCCATTGGGCCAATACCCTGTGCGAAGTAGCAGAGCTGCTAATGCGTATCGGTATGTGGCCCTTGGGTAGGGTTTGCGTCATCGTCCTGACTAACTACCTCGATGGACACGGCGCGCTTGATGAAGTCGTCAAAGACTACGGGAACTGTGATGCCGTGAACTTTGCAGGATTCGTAAGCCAAGAAAAGTAAATCCTCATACCCGATAGACGAAGCCATTTCGGACGCTTTGCGCTTGTACTTGCGTTCGTACTGCACGATCACATACAGGTTAGTAGCGACCTGTACGGGGCCTTCTCCGAGGTCTACTGCAAGGGTTAGTTTCATGTTGTCTCCTTAGTCGGGGTCAGAGTCTGACCGGGTTACGGTGTTACGTCTACGGAGTACACGCCACCAGTAAAAGTGACGTCCACAGTAGAAAGTTCGCCCATAGTGGCGTTAATAACTGGAAGTTCGGCAAGAAACGCGCCAGTAAGAACAAAACCCGGGTTTGTAGCGGAGTCGGGGGGCGCTGCAGGCTGTACACGCAGTGTGGTTGTGGTGCCGACCAATGACGCAAGAGTAGCGTAAGTCTCCGAAGCGGCATAGGACATATAGAGCGACAAAGTCACTTCATGGTTGCCTAAACCCTTTACATAGGTGCGATCTGTTTGACCAAAAGCGGTGGACTCTAATTGATCAAAACGGTGAGTAACGGTGGCGCTTGTGCACTGGTTGCTCAGGTCTACTGAGTTCACAGTTACTACGGGGTTTGAGAGGTATGTGCTACTGGACATTATTCTGTCTCCTTGTCTGTGGTGATGTTATCACCTTTGGGTTTTGCTGTTTTAGGTTTTCCGACTTCGATAATAAAGCCACCAGCGATAAGAGCGTCAAGGTTGACGCCTGCAACGGGCACAAACTCATCACCTGGGGTTCCTACACGGGGGCTAACAATCTTGTACATGGGTTCCTTACGCTGTTTCGGCTTGCATCGAGATGAGTAAATCGTAGGCGGGATAGTCCGCACCACCAATGGACACCACGGTGGGTCGGCCTGACTTAACCGCCACGTTCTTGGCGAGCACCTTCGACGTGATCTGCAGGATGTCCCGCAGGGCGTCAAGGTTGCCCGGGCCACTGCCAATGACCTTTACAGGAAAGTCCAAGGTAACGATGTTGTAGTTCCACGCATCAAAACTAGGCGCGTCAATAAACACGCAAGACGTAGTTATTTGGCGGGGGTCTATAGCCACTGGCAAGCCTGTAATGGTCTTGAGCGTCGTGGAGAGGTCGTCTATGGCCTCGTTAAAGAGGTCGTTGTATGGCAAAGGCATTAGGCAACCTGCGGGCGGTTAATGCCCAATAGTTGCAACACCATAGGCGTAATGCCGTTGGCGGGTGGTGTGCCCATACCGTCAAACGATGCCAGCGCCGTGTATGAGCCTTGCTGACGGAAATACGCCGCCCCGATCATAATCGTTCCTAAAGTGACATCGCCACCGGGGGAAGTTGTAAGGCTGTCTTGCAGGTAGCCAGCCTCGTAGCGCCTGCGATAAGCAAACGCGTTAGCAGCTGCGGCGCACTGCACCAACAGAGCAGCGGCGTTAGTGCTAGTCAAAGGAATGTCTAGGTAGTTACTTATTTGGGTGTTCGTAATCCATGTGCAGGTCAATGTCCAAGTGACAGTGCCTAACACCTCGGCTTCATACTCAAAGTCCGCACCAACATCAACAAATAGCAACTGGTTAGGCCGTGGCACCGTTTCATCAAAGATAAGAGTGCCGTCAGTTTCGGTACCAACGTACTCGTACTGTGGGCAAGCCAACACTAGGAAAGTGCCGTCAAAACCGTCACCAAGCCCAGCAATCGTGATGCTTTGACCGGGAGTTATGTCGGTGTTGGTAAGCGTCTGGACGACTGCATAATCGTCCAAACGCATACGCGAGGTGATGTTAAATACCGCCATAACGGTACCGCCTTTCGGGATTAGGCGATTGCGATGTTCTTAACCTGATCGCCGTCTGCGATAAAGGTCGAAACGTATCCGTAGTAGGAGAATGTGCGGCCCAATGTGCTTGGCACTTCTACCGACATGATTCCGCGAACCTGCTCATAGAACTCAATTGCAGAGCCACGGGCTACAACCATTGTGTTGTCCGCGAATGCGCGGTCTACGACAAGGTTCAAGCCGAGTGGGTTGAAGGTGTTCATCATGGTCACGTTTGATGTGCCCATTCCGTTTACGCCCATGAGACCAGCTGCACCTGTGTATGGGAACACTGGCCGCTTGTCTGCGTCCAACTGAGCACCTAATTTTTGCCATACGTCAGGGCTGACAAAAATGTGATCAGGAAGGAAATTTGTTGCCTTTAAGATGTCGGTTGCTGCATCGTAAAGGGCTGCAATTAAGGTGCTTGGGTCGTTTGCGGTCACTGTCCATGTAGAACCTGATGCGGTGTCGCCTGCGAGGATTGCGTTACAAGCGACAGCGTCCGACTGCAGCATGTATTGCCCTGCGAGGTCTCTGAGGATAATTTCGAGCGCCGCCGGTGAAGTGAAGTCGACGTCTTGTACTGACAAGGTGACTTGTCCAGCAAGGGTTGTCTTGCTCACAATGTTGCTTGCAATCACTGGCGTAGTTGCCGAAACACCTGAAAGTTCAGGGCTTTGCGAGCCAACTGATGTGTGAGTAGTCCAAGTTGGGCGAATCCACGTCTTTGACTGGCCGCCGTCTGGCATTGCGCGAGCGCCAACAGCCGAAACCACTGGACGAATGTAGTTCAAATCGTCAAACACTGGCCCAAGAACTGGCACAGGCAAAAGACCCGGAGTATCTGTGGTAAGTACGTCACCTGCAGCTGCTTGAAGTGCTGACTGGTTAGACGCAACGAAGTCACGCACTGCGGCGTTCACGTTTGCAAAAGTTGTGCCACCAATGTGCATAGCAGCCATGTACTCGCCCGGTGTGGGAAGTGCAAACTTGCGCTTTGGCTGTGCGGGAATTGGTGCGGTTGGTGTTGCGGCCTCTACGACTGCTTCGGGCTGTACTGCGTCCACGGTTTCTGTCTCCTCGACTTCGGTTGATGTGGGTTCTGTGTCGGGTTCTTGTGCTGATGCTAACACTTTTTCAATGACTGCACCTGCAAAAGCGGGAATTGGCACAAGGCTTAATTCCAGCCACTCGGCCTCAGTCACGATCATCGTGCCCTCATCGTCATAAGAAAATCGTGTTGGGTTGACGCCAACACTGACGGAATCTAAAACCCCGTCTAGTGCCAGTGTTAAAGCCTCATCGCCTGCGGCGGTTGCCGAGATACGCGCCGAAAACATCATGCCGTCTTCGGTGTCTACACGCTCGGTCACTAGGCCCACGGGCATAGACGAATCGTGGTACATAAACAACTTAGGGGCTTTGCCCTCGACTGGTAGTGCGCCTTGCTCAAAACGTACTTGGGTTCCGTCTGACACTGTGGCGGTCTCACCGTAAGGTACGGCTACGCCAGTAATTGTGCGGGTTTGTGTTTCGCCTGCTGCGGCGTCAATGGTGACGGCTTGTGCGTTTAACTTAATCATGCTCGGTTTTCTCCTGTTTCTACTTCCTCAACGTCTACGTTGCGGTTGGTGTTGGCTTCTTCGACTTCTCCTAAGTATTCCTCAAAATCAAATTCTACAAAAGTTCCCACTGGTAGGACTGAGTTGCTTGAAAGGGTAGAGGCGATGCACTCGGCGTAGGTCTTAGTGCCATAAAGCCATAGATCAACGCGGGATTCTCGGCTATTGGTGTATGCGTATGAGCCTGTGGGTACGCCCAGCAGGTATGGCGGGATGTTGCATATCTGAGCCATTTGCAAGGCTGAGAACTGGGCCGACTCAATTAGAAGCATTTTGTCCGGCGTTGCCGTAGTTGCTTCATACGTTAAAAACTCGTTTAGGGCGGCGGTTTGGTTAGTTTGGCGGGCGGCGTTAAATGCAGCTGCAAGATCGGCTAACTCCTGACCGCTAAGAGGCTCGCCACCTGTCTGCTTTAGAATGCCAGACGGAATCGCCGTATTAGCGTTGCGGTAGCGGGCATCCTCAATCTTTAATGCGGTGGCAATGGCTTGCTCGGATGAGTAGATAGCGCCTTGAATTGGGCTGATGAACTGCACAAGGTTTGCAGGGTCAATCTGTCCACCTTGGAAAAAGACCTCTTTGGACGGGGCGTACCACACGGGGCCGTCTTGGTCTTGTGTGGTTATTGACCCGGCAGGCAGTCGAGTGAACGATGCGGGAAACCCGTCTGCAGTGCGAGAAAGCACATACCAAAACGCACGACCAAAGAAGAACAGGTCATCAAATGTCCACGCCATAAGAGTTTCATACGGTATTTGTGGGTCTGGTCGGCGCAACCATGAGCGAGGCGCAATGTCTATGTAGTCCATTTCCGCTTCGGTTTCGTTCCAAGACTCGCGGTACATTTTCAGTGGCATTGCGGAGATAACGCTTGCGTGTAGATCGCGGGCACGGCTAATGGCGGGTACCTGCATAGCACGGTTGCGGGCATCACCCTCAACATAAGAATAATACTGCCCGATCATGTTCGGGCCTGCAAGATTCTTAGAATATCCAGTGCCTGCCGCAGCTGCCTTCTGGACAGGTACTGGACTTATCTGTGCTTTAGTTTCTTTGCGAGTAAAGAGTGGCATTTAGATTCCTCGAATAGTGGCCTGCCGTCAATCCCGACAACTGACGACAAGCCTGCCTAAATAGTAACCGTACTACATGACAACGAGCATGGGTTTCTGTCGGTTTTGTGGTCGGCTTACAGCTGACACTGCCCACACCATGCAACGCGCCGCCTCGATAGGGCCGGGCGACTTCTGCGATGACAGCACATACCCTTGCGCGGTGCGTACACCTGTCGCTCGGTTTACATGCTCGGCAAGTGTTTGGTTACCGTCGTGCAACACCTTGCCTTCGAGGATCATGTTGCGTACTAGTGACGTGTAACGAATTAACTCGGCGTAGCCCGTCAACTGGTAGCGACGCTTAAATGCGGTGGGCACATGAATCTCAAGCGTAGGAGTTACCAGCAGTAGAACGGACGGGTGCGTCATGACCCGCTCGACATGTGTCCACATCTCCTGTTCGGTGTCCACAACAAACTCAATCTTTGTGAACACCTGTTGGTTGTGCACTACTGATCTGACGCCTATGTACCTTGCCTCATCCACAGAAGAATCCACAGCCAAAATGCCGCCTTCGGGGAAATCTTGTGTGGTTCGGCACTTATCCCAGACGCCTGCATCAAGCCACGCCCCACGCGATGCGCTCCACTGGTTGCCATGAGAACGCGGGAAACTGTCAGACTTCACAGCCGCCTGCAACGCCTTAACCGTAATAGTGCGCCCAAGTGCAGGGTTAGAAAGGCCCCAGTATTGCGGGTCACGAGGGTCACAACCCGCCGGGATAGACCACTCCGCAAAGAAACGCTCAGACGTTACGCCCTCGTCAATCTCCTGCAAGGCAATAGATCGGTAGTTAATCATCGCCGTAGATGACTCGTCCCCAGCGGTAGACCACATAGACAACAACGGGTTAGCCCTAGCAATCTGTGACGGCTTAAGAGCGTCGTCTAAAATCTCAGGGGCAATGTTCCACAACTCGTCCACCACAATCAAATCGTAAGACCCGCCGTGAAGTTTGCTAGACGCAGCTCGAACCTCCCAGCGTGACCCGTCCGGCATCTGCACAGACTTACGGCCCAACGCCTGTAGCAACTTGGCACCAAAAGATTCTTTTAACATAAACGCTAAATCGTTAAATATTGCTTCGGCTCTGTCCAGCATGTTGGCAGTCGAAAGCACATACTGCGGGGACTTGCGGTGCATTACTGCGTACTCGGTAAGCCACCAGCCAATAAGCGCGCGCAACGCAACCGACTTACCTTGCTGTCGAGCAGTAGACACCAACGACTCACGAAACACCAAATCGCCATTGTCATCGTGCGCCAACTGACCCGACAAGGCAGTCACCTGCCACGGCATCAACTCAATTTGTAAATGACGTTGCGCCCAAGCTGCTACAGCAGGCCCATAAGAAACATCCCCAACATGAGCCGTGACCAATCTCGGAGACTCAGACGCCACCGGCATTAGATCGGACTGGTTCTCGCCAGTTCCCGCCAGTTCAGGCTGGTTTCGAAAAGAGTGAGAGAAAAG